GCTACGGCGTGAACGAGAATCTAGGGAAATTACCGATCATCGAAAATACGATGACTTGCGCTCCCGATATGGACCCAAGCGCATAGACGTTGTTCGACCAGAACTGTCCCGCCGGTTCAAACGTGATATTATGGGTTCCGAACGTGATCGGATCGTTCGATGTGGTCAGCCTCCAATAGGTGTTTGCCCCGACCGTTCCGGATTTGACGTAGACCAATGTTCCCTTGGTCACGTCGTCGGAACCGTCGAAGTCCCTTGCTCGGACCCACGCGCCCTCGCGCACAAGATAAATCCCGTTGGTCTTGGCGTCGGTCTGGTTCTTGACCAAAACCCTGTCGTCCTCGGTCTGCGAGGAAATCTGATATCCCTTGAACGCTGTTACCGATATCCCGTCGATGGTCTGCTCGCCGGACAGGGTTATATTCGCCGTCGTGGCGACCTTGACGGGGGCCTTGAGGGCGACAGAGGCGTTGAGGCCCTGGATGCGGTCAGTCGTTACCGAGGCCATCTTTCACGGATTCGCGTTTAAGCAACTCTTGTTCGGCGATTGCCAGAGCTGCGGCGCTCTCGGCTAGGGGGACTTTCGCGGATGAGGCCGCAAGGCGTACATAACTTGCGGGGCGCGACAGGATGTAAGCCGTGACCGCGTTTTGGTAGAGGGGCTTGATAACCTTCCCTCCAAGCTGCTCAAGCCGCCCGAAAAGAGTCGCCACGGGGGCATCAACAATCTTCTGACGGAGCGCGCCAGCCATCATGGCGCCGCCGATGTCCGCCGTTTCGCTCACCGGAGCCGAATATGCTTGGAACATCTGTAGCCGAGTCCAGTCTTCGGGCCGGAAAAGAGCGTCCAGTTTTCCCGACTTCTGCCACTTCTCGATGGAAGAAAGAAGCTTCTGGGCATCAATCACCTGAACGCCTTGTTTGTTGATGGTCGATGCCTCATCCATGATGGATTTGTAGATTCCGGCCCTTGCGGCCATGGCGAAGTCCGAATTGATTCCTCCTGCTTTAGTAACCGCGTCGGCAACCTCTCCGACGGTTCCTTTTTCGGCCATCGCCACGAACTTCTCGGCGTCGGTCATCTTTCTTTCAAGCAAGGCCCTGGCGGGGCTGGCTTCAAACTGGGCCTTCTGCGTGAGATATTTCATTATTGCCTGTTCTTCGGTCGGATTGAGAAGGACCCCCAATCCATCCGGGTCAATGGCGCGGAAGTTTCTCAGACGGGTTATAGCTGATTGTGCCGTGGGCGTGTTCATCAGGTCCACGATGAACCCCGTCCGAAACTGTTCCCATTGCGGGCGGGGGACCAAATCCCGAATGGTCGCCAGCGCCGTGGCGTTGTTCGGATTCATGTACTTTCGCGCTAGGGCCTCGGGAGTATCGGAACGGAGTGTTTGCGCGACGAAACTCTTTTCCAGCGTGTCCTCGCGTAGTCTCCAAAACGCCGACGCCTTCCTATAGGACGACACGAAATCAGGGTTCCCGGATATGGGGTGATCCATGACATCCGTTAGGCCCTGCCATAATCTCGATGCTTCCCTTCTCACTGCCGGATCGTCGGACATCTTCAAATCGAATAGGCGGGTACGAAGAGTTTTGATCTGCTCAAACGCGGAAAACTCTTTTCCGTCCGCCGCAAATCTCGCCATTCTCGGGTCGAGAGCGAGAATATCGTCAACGGCCGATTTGAGCGCCCCCTGCGGCGTTGCGGCCAGTGAGACCGCCTCACCCTCAAGCCCCGATCCCAACACGCCCCTCTGAACGTCCCTGGCAACCTCTTGGGCCGGGGAAAGATCGAAAATCACGTCCTCTCCCGCCGCGAAGGCCCGCTTGTAATACCTGTCACCAAGTTTTTTGGTCGCCCGCCTCCACGTATCGATGCCTTTTTGAAGGGCTTCCCCAGCGTCAGCTCTAGAAAGATGGGGGAACGTCAGCATTGTTCTTAATTCGTTTTGTTGAGCCTTGACGACATTCTGAAGAAGGTCGTCGGCGTTTGCTGCCGGAACGTCGTCTGCCATTTTGCGGAAAGCATTCAGAAGAGAGAGTTCCTGATTGGTGATAACCTTCTCGGGAATGGTCGATGTAACGGCGACCTGCCTGAACACACCCCTTCCGAGGGGACCCATCAACTGTCCGACTGCGATGGGCTCCAAGTCCAACTGTTCAGCGGCTAAGATCGCTTTTAGGGCCGCTTCCTGTTGCGCCGCCGTCCGCGCGCGTCCCAAGAGAACCCTGGACGCTCCCCTGGTTGCCAGATCGACACCCGCAGCGACACCACCCTCTGTTACAGCTCCCATAAACCCAGGCTCACCGGCTCCAAATCCCCTTGCCTTCTCTATCGCTGTCTGAGTGATAACCCCCAGGGTAGTCCCGCTGAATGTCCCTACAGGACCCAAGAAAGAGCCAACCGTCCCCAATAGCATGGGCTCGCTTATCAAAGCACCCCCGACAGTCGGAGCTATCCCTATTTCCTTGTATGGGCTTTCTTTATCGGTTCTGGCGAGCAAAACAGAACCGAAAGTGGTCGGGACAGAAATCAAATCCCCACCAGGGAAGACCTCCCTGAATTTCCGTTGTTTATCAGGTAGACTCGCGCTGCGCGACACATCCCAAAGGGTCCAGAAGCTTTCGTCAAACTGCCCCTCTGAATTGAACGCCGGTCCGAGTTTCTGCGAAATTTCGGCATGACGCGCAGCTTTCCTCGCTTCGAATTCTTCTTTGAATTGTCGGCCTATATCAATGGCAGCGCTCGGCGATTCCACCCCCATCGTGACGGGTTCGCCGAGTGCCGAATCCTCTCTGACGGGCTCGGTGTCCTCAAACCCAGGAGGAAGCGCGATGGGTTCAGCATCCTCAAATCCCGGCGGGAGATCGGGACTTTCCGATGCCGTGATTGTGGGGGCGATCAGATTCTTGATGCCCTGTACCAGTCCTTCGATTGGGTTTGAAAGCTCGGCCATTATTTTTTCAGAAGACCGTCTTTGGGACCGACCTTTTCCTGACCGGTCTCGGTATTGCGTAGCCTCACTCTTCCGTCACTTTCGATTCGGACAAATTCCCACCCGGACGGGATGTTCAGGGTTTCGGCCTGTTTTTTCGTAAATCCCTCGATGGCCTCGGCGACCGACTTGGGGGCCTTTTGCGAGGCGTTAAGAATCTTGTTTCTTAATTCGTCGGTGATGATCGGGTCCTGCCTTTCAAGCTCCCGCAGTCTTTTCAGGAAACTGTTGTTTTTCGCGCGAAGAGTGCCTTCCTGCTCGAATATCTCTTCGGAAATCTCGGCCATCTGAATTTCGCGATTAGCTACTCTCTCCATAATTTCGAGAAGGATATTGTTGCCTTCTTCTGTCCGCCATAGGGCGGGCAGAGATTCGCGGACAAGTTGGAGACCCGAGACAATGGTCCTGCCAAGTTTGGGAACCTCATTGATGGCCAATCGGCTGGCGGCAGCATCAAGGGTGTCGGCCGTTGTCGCACTACCGATTTGCTGTTTCAATTCGTCCGGGGCTCCGATAAACTCGGCAAGGCGCGCGAGATTGGCTCTGAATTCGCCGAAAGAACCCGTTCTAAACGTTCCGCTTTTCAGGGCGGCTTTCATGCGGTCGATTTCGGCCAGATTTGCATAAGCCTGGGTTGCGTTTGTCGTCAGTTGATCGACTCTCTTGGCGTCGAGCTTGCCCAATTCGCTTCTTCCGGCGCTTTCGGCCTTTTGAGTGATGGAGACTTGGGGCTTGAGCTTTACATCGCGGATAAATTGCCGATATTCCTCTGTCCCCGGGATTAGGCCGGCGGCCTCAGCGGCCTTCTCTAGTTCCGTTTGCTTTTCGGGGCCAGCGAAAATCTGTTTGCCCGTCGCTGGGTCTATGAGGACCTGCCCCTCTCCAACGGCCACGGGCTTCTCTTTCTTTTCAGGGCCAGCGAAAATCTGTTTGCCCGTCGCTGGGTCTATGAGGACCTGCCCCTCTCCAACGGCCACGGGCTTCTCTTTCTTTTCAGGGCCAGCGAAAATCACCCTCCCAGTTTGGGGGTCAACAAGACTTTGACCCTCCCCCACGACAGCGGGTTTGGATTCTTCTTTCTTGAGAGATGCGATGCGCTTGAAAACCCGGTCCTGCCCCTCCGGCCCCAATGCAACCTGGACATCCTTCATCTGAAGGAAATCCCACACATCGTTGGCCGTACCTTCGATGTTGCTGATAAATCCCGCCTCGATGAGCTTGTTAATGGCCGTCTCGTATAGTATGCCCCGGCCTTTTTTCTTGAGAGCCAGTCTTTCGTCTTCGTTCAGGGAAAGCGCATCGATGAAAGCATCTGAATCCCGGACAGACTGAAATACATTCGCCGGATTCGCATGAACGGGAACAGTAAGCGTGCTGAGATTCGTATTGAATGAATTCTCGGCCGCCTTCTTCTGTGCGTTGACGGCGGCTACAGCAACGCGATCCACAGATGATTGGCGTCCGCCCATCAACAAACCAGAGAGCTTTATCTTGGCGTCGTCCCGAACGTCGGTCTTTCCTAGGATTTCTTTTTCAAGATTAATGATGGTCCGGTTATATTCCGCAACCGAATTGGGATCGGAGAGCTTGCCTTCGGCCAGGAAATTGCGCTCGATCTCTCCCGATTTTTCCTGAAATTCTATCCAGGCGTTCGTGGATTTGACACGCTCATCTCGTTGAATAATCTTCTCACCGATCTGCGCGATGCGATCCGCCGTCTGCACCAAATCCCGATTGGTCTCCTCCGCCGCGCGCTCGGCTATCCCAACGTCCTGCGGGGCGATAATGGGACGTTGAGCTTGCGGCTCGCGTCTTTGGAGAAGGGTGGAGTCGGGGAGTTTGGCCATTTACGGTCCTGCGAATTCGTCGGGGAGTTTTCCGATGTCAGGATTGACCCACGGCGAGGCTACGCTTGTCATGGGCTCGCCATATTTCGAGAACAGGGACAGGTCCTCGAATTGACCGAGAAGGGTGGTGACAGCGCTGCGTTGGGAGGCTTTCCTGCGAGCCCTTCCGGCTCTCAAGGCTTCCGCACCCTCGAATCGTCTTAACGCAGCGCCGGATTCAAGGGCACGGCCGGCTTCCTCGCCCTCGAATAAAGCGGTTCTAGCAAGGTAATCCGCCTCTGATTCAATTCCGGTGGCGAGTTTGTTGACCGTGGGATCGGTCGCCCCGGCACCAGACGCGGCAGCTCTTGCTTGCAGGGACGATTGCAGGAGCCTTCCCCTGCGCCTCTGTTCGAGAAATCTCCGCTGCGCTGCTGCCCGCTCTTGTCCCGCTCTAACCTCAAGTTGTTTTGCCTGGAATTCCCTCGCAGCAGCGACCGCTCGGGACTGGGCAACGGCCTCTCTACCGCCCGCAAGGATGGCGCCGGCCTTCAAGACCGTGCCCGCCGATTTGATGGCGTTGCCTACGTTGAATTCAAAGTCCTTGGGGTCTTCGGCCATCGAAAAATGTTTCCTTCGATTCTCTCGAATCCTAATCTCTTAAGCATTCTCGGAGCGTTGGGGAATTTCCTGGTATCGGCGATCGCGAACGTGGGTCTCTCTTTCACGATATCCATGACTCGTTTAATCATCTTCCACGCCGTCACAGGATATTTTTTATTTTCGCCGGGTTTGATGGCGCAGAACGCCACAACACTTTCCCCGTGGTAGTAGATTCCGCCTATTGCGATGGTTTCTCCGTTCAACCTTGCCGCCAAGGCCCTGAAGGTCCATGGGAACTCGGGATAGAAAGTCCGGATGTCCTTCGCTTCGGCCGGAACGATCTCAGGCCGGGCGCTCATTGGTGGCTAGACCGAGAATCGCCGCCGCCACCGTGGCAGGTCTCGGGGCGTTGGCCTCCAGGAAAAGTCTGGCATCTTGGGTTGTGTCGCCCGGAAAAGTAACGGCTGGAATGGTGATGAATTTGTGAATCTCATCCTCATCCGCCGTCGCGCCGTCTATGGTCCTCGGCAGATTATCCATGTTCGTGAAATCCCGCCCAAACTTCAGGCCCCTGTTATGCGTGTTCCACAGGATCAACGCGATGTTGGTGATTTTCTGTTTCTGGGCCAGGGGAGTCCCGAGACTCGCTGCGAACGGGAGTTTCCCCGATTTGTATTGCGCTGTATAAGCAAGCCCCACGATTCCCTGGCTCGCGGTATAGGAACTTCCCGCGTTGGTCAAAGTAATGGACCCGGAAGACACCGTGAACGTTGCGATGTTTCTGCTCGCATCTCTGAGACACTTCCCATCGGCCCACACCACCACGGATTCGCCCTCAAGGTGAGAGAGCCCGGAAACCGTTGCCGACGCCGGGTTGTTTATGAACATCTTGAACGAATCGGCCTGGCAGTTATAAGTCCCCCCGATGCACTCTTCTTCAAGCGCCCACTTTTCCAAGTATCTCTTGGTCGAACCGTTGATCTGCCTGCGGACGACGTAATACACCACGTCCTCGAAGTCTCCGGGCATAACAAAAACGTCTTCAATCACCCCATCCGATCGATCGGCGTCTCCCGTCTCCACGTTGAACCATGCCCTCACGTCCTCGGTCGGGAGATACATGAACAGAGCCACCGTTCCATCTGCGCGCATGAAGTGGACTCTGGTATCGGGCTGTCTTTGAATGGCCAGATGAATAATTCCCGGATCGCCGATATCGGGAACCAAAACCGAAAGATCGGACGAGGAATAATCGAGACTAGTCAGGTTCAGGACCGCTAATTCATAAGCCTTCAATCCGCCCCTCTGGACGTAGATTCCCCTATCGTCCAGCCGCGCGGGAGAAACCGGAGCGGACCCCTGAGTGGAGGCGGGCTTGATGTTGAAGTTCGTCGGAGTCAGGGGTTCGTCCTGGGTCGATGAACGAATCGACATCTCCGCCGACTCCGTGCCCACAATCAACCTTTGCAGAGGGAGAAGGAAATTGATGAAGTCCACCGGGCCCTGACCTATGGTTCTGTTGATCGGACCCGCGTCTCCTTCAAGGTCTTCATCGAAGCTCTCAAAGGCATCCGAAACAGAGCCAACGATCCTATCCTGTCCGGCCCACCACAATCGCCCTTCGTAGAGGGCGACAGAGGTCGGGAACCCCCTGAAGTCGGACCAAAGGCCCTCCGACCACTGCTCGGAGGCGGTGGTTTGCCCGAGCCTGTTCAGGATAGCGATATTGACGGATGTCGAGGATGTAAAGGACGTGACCTTGCAAATCCCCGTAATGCCGCCGCCGGAATAGGTCAGGGTGCAGGTTGCCGTCCCTGACGTGTAATCCCCGGTGTCAATGCCGATTCGATAGAAAACAATCTGATTGCTCAGGGCGTCGTCGAAATTGACACTCGACTGATTGGTGGTATAGGTGGTGACATCCGTCCATGAGGATTGATCATCAACGGAACGCTGAAGGGTGACGGTCGCGGTCCACGTTCCTGAGATGTTGACCGTGAATATGCGGGAATTTCCCGTGCCGATGACGCGGATCGCCGAGGTGAACTGGCCCTCGCCGTTTATGGCGGATTCGACCTTCTGTCCTATGGACCGGATTTTGAACAGGGCGCCGACGTGAGTGGAGCGGAACAGGGCTCTTGAGGCCGTCAACGTCGTATCGCCGCTCAGGGCCCCCGGCGTCAGCCGGAGGGTCGTTATGTTCTCATCGAAAAAAGGGCCGTCTTGAGGTTCGTACTTGACGATCGACCACGAGCGCGTTCCCCGGCGTTCTATTTTCCGCTGCTGGTATCCATCGCAGGCCACATAGATCACGTCCGCCGACTGGTCCCAACGAATGTTCTCAAGGTCGCCGGACTTCCACGGAGCCGTCAGCGTCATGTCCCCCGAAGATTCGACGTTGATCGAGTCCACCAAGACGCTGTACTGGGTCCTTGAAGAAAGCTCGATGTGAAAATTACCCGTGGGCGTGAACGCCAAAGAGTGTTCGCCGGCCCCCAACTGCGTTTCGCTGATATACTCATCTCCGCCGGAAGTAGAGCCGACTTTCAGAGTAACGGGGCCTCTCTCAATGACGATTTTCAGCCCATGTTCAACGTTCCGGTCTGCGGGGGCAACGGTGACTTCCTGCCTCCGAATGGCCGCGTTGAATCGCGTGCCCTCAAGGTCCAAATACCCGCCCGTGGCGAACTGTGATGTGGCGCCGGCTTCGTCGGCATCCGTCCACCCCGAGACATCCGAGGTGAAATTCCCGTTGGTTATGGTTGTGGAGACAGAGGGTCTTTGGATGATCTGCTCATCGACCCTGACTCTTATGACTGAATCGGTGATTTCTATGATCGCCGTGTCATTGACCGAAAACACGAAGGGGATATGCCTCGCCTCTGCGTCGTTCCTGGTGGAATCGATGTATTCCAGTCCCGGGCGGAGAGTCATCGACCCGATAACCCGGGGAATCCAGTTGGTTTGAATTTCCGCCGCGAGAGCGACTCGTTTGATGTCCACGCGGGCAAGCGCGCGTTGATCGACGATCCCTCGATTGAATACCGCGAGAGCGACGTTCTCCCGGCTCATCCCGTCAAGCGGTTCCTTGAACCCAAGTCACTGTAGGCGTACCCCCTTCTCGCCCGGGACCACTTTCCTCTGGGGGGAAACTTGATGCCCTCGTTCAGCGCATCCTTGGACCTGGCATCGATCAAAACTCGCTCCGTCAACTTGCGAAGCGTATCGACCCTCTGCGGGTCCTGATAAATGAATGGAGCGATCTGCAACGCCAGATAGTGCTCGAAGTACCGCACGAACGATTGCGGCCACAGGGAGTAATCGTATCCGTAAGACGTGTCGTTCGAGACATACCTGACCCAAATGGTTTCAAGGTCGGACCACCAATATCCCTGTTCATCCACGTAATCGAGATGAGTCAGGGGATGGGTGAAATACTCATCGCTTGCAATCTCCGAGGTCCGAATCCAGTCCGAGGGTTTCGAGAATGCCCTTTTGAACCCGAAATCCGGCTCGGTTACGGACGGATCATATTCGACCTGGGATGTGCGGATGGCGAAATTCCAGAGACCTTGTTCGAGACAGTAATCCCTGGCGTTTTCATCCCACACCCCATCAAGAAGTCTCCGGTTCTCGACCGCATCGGTCAGCGCGGAAAGCTTCGGCTGGCCGAGAATCCGGAGGGCTCCGTTATAAAGAGTGAGTTGGCTTGTGCTCACGCCAGCCTCTTCTGAAGTTCCTGGGCGTAGGCCACGGCGTCGGCCTTGGTGGAAAATCCGGCCTTGACGACATCGCCATCGGACTTACGGATGACTCCGAACTTGACCGGCGGCGAAATCCACTTCGCGATATATACGTCCGCTCCCGATTCCTTCGCCGCGTCAAGTTCGTGGTAGCAAAGCTCATGAAGCTTGACGTGCAGGTTGTCCGAATAGAGGACCAGGTATTCCCCGTACCATGCCCCGTCCTTGGGCATGACGTGGATTTTGGCCAGCGGTTTGATGTATCTCGCTACGTTGGACCAGAATACGGGATTCATCACGTCCTCCCGCGTGGTCCCCACCGCAGGCGTGGCGGTGTGAAACTCCTGTACGTACTCGGTGAGTTCCCGATCGGATTCGGCCAATTTCTTCATTGGCCGCCTTTCCATTTTGGCAGGCGCAGTGTTTTCCATGGTCATCCTCATGGCAAAAGGGGGTAGCCCCGGGATGGGGCTACCCAAGTTGCAGGTGGAAGTTAGGACGCCGAGCTGACCAGCCAGCCGGCGGACATTGCAGTGTACGTTGACCCGGCGAGGGTAACGACGTGCTTCGAGACATAACGGATATCCGTTGCCGCATTGGCGCCGGAGGTCGTGGTCTCGCAAATCGTGAACAGATCGCCGACCTTGATCCCGAGTTCTCCCGCGTTGGAGAAACCGAAGGTCGAGGATACGACAGTAGCGCGGGAATGAGAGGACACGTAAATCCACTCCTTCGGCCCCACGATCGGCTGCGTGTTGGTAAGCAGCGGAGGATTGGTTGTTTCGTAAGCCATGGTTGCCTCCTTTACGAAGCCGCGTAAGCCGAAGCGTCGTGCTTCATCATGACGCCGCCGCCGTTCTGCAAGAGCTTCGAGCCGAAGTACCCCGAAACGCGGCAGTACGAGTAATCCTGCTCGTCATCATAACCCACGGCCACGGCCATGTCGGTCTTGCCGACGGCGTGACCGATGGCGTTGCGGTGGTACATGAAGCATTGCTCCGAGGAACCCGAGCCCCCGTCGCCGACCGAATTGGTCAGACGCGGATGGATGATCCAGTTCAGGCCCCAGAATCGCTTGAACTTACGAGAAGGACCCGTGAAGGGCTTCACGTCCACGTAATCCGCAGACGCATATTCCTTCACCTGCATCATGTAGGCGTCGAACGCCGGGGACACGAGGCAAAACAGGTTGTCCTCGTCCGAGAGATCGACGAAGTTGTTGCCCAAGATGGTCTTGGACTTCGCCAACATGTCCAGGGACGCCGGGACCGCCGTACCCGTATCGTTCGTTAGGGTATCGAGCTGCGCGATGATATCGTCGTCGATCTTGCGATTAAGGACGGCCATCGTGGTTTCCTGCATGATCCGGCGCTGGTTGCCCTGGCTCGCGAAGATGTTGAACCCGGTCTTGCGAACGAGATCATGCCATTCGGCCAGGGTCGCCGTGCTCTGCGTCAAATTGTCGGGGCGGGCGGCGATCAAGCCGTTGGCGCCACGGGTCTTGGCCGTGGCGGAGCCGGAGTCGGCGACCAGGAATGTAGCCTGGTTGCCCTTCACCACCGCTTCGGTAATGGTCGTCGAACGCAGACGACTCTGCATGTCCTCGAAACCGTGGATGAACTCCTGCCGGTATTGAATCTGAAAGGCTGTTTCGGCCATTTTTGCCTCCATTATCAAGGAGTTGGCCGAACAGCGTTCAAATGCTGAACGGACAAGCTCCGTCGTTGCGGGCTACCGCTCGGACGGGTTGTCCTTTATGGGTTTAACGGGTTGTTCCCTGACGGGAGGCCGTATCAGCCTTCAGGAGCCGTCTACTTCAGTAGATGATCCGGGGCCGGGAACGGGTTGACCGGATGGTGGAATATTAAACGAACATCGGTTAACTTGCAAGAAATATTTTTTACTGCGGGTAATCTTCGGGCGTGTGGGCAACGAAGTCCCTGAAATTCCTTGGTTTCCAGTCCTGCGAGTTGGCCTGGATTTCCTCGATGGTGAACGATTCGGACCTGACCTTGACATGCCCGGCCATGGCCTTCCTTGAGCCGACCTCCAACAAACGCTTCAGGTTTCCGGGCGAAATCGTGTCTATGGTGGGCCCGTCTCTCCCCCCCCTTCCGTCGGACTCGGATTTCTGGGGAATAGCCCCCGAGCACTTGTTGCAGTACCGCTCGACTTGATCCTGGAACTGATCGGGCCTTTTGTCCCACCAGCCCGGCTCTATGGGATATCCTCCGGGGCCGTCGAACAGCCAATCGAGAGAGGCCGCTATTTCACAGAAGAACCCGCCCTTGGGGGTGATGCTTGCGCTCCACCGCGCTTGATAGGGGCAGTTGTCGATGAGGATTTTGCGAAGCTCCGGGTCGGGGACCACTTCCTCGATCGCGATGAGAAGCGGCTGATGCTTGCCCGAGAACTGCGTGTGGTCGTTGTAGCTGATCCTGTCCTCATCGAAGGTTTCAAGGATGTCCTTCTTGTATTCCTGCCACTTCCAGCCCGAGGTCCAGAACTCTCTCTTTCTCCGATCGGGAATCATCTCCCTGAAAATGGCGAGGATTTCCTTGATCTTCGGGTGCAATGTAGGGTCCCCCCCCATCAAGCCGATCCTTCCTGGAAAGTCCAGAAGAGAGGCAACACCCTTCCTCACCGTCTCCAAATCCATGAAGTACGGCTTTCTATGGTGCCCAACATGGCGAGTGCAATTTGCACAAGCCAACCAGCAGGCGTTGGTCACGTCCACATGGATGACCGTGTTTTCATAGATCGGTCTCAATTCGGCAGCACCAGAGGAATCTTGGATGGGATGTAAAAGTTCGGCCGCTCCCTGATCTTTCTAACCATCGCGTCGATTTGGGGCGTGAACATGCGTAAGTAGTATTCCCTACTCGATGCATCGGGAACCTGGGACAGCACATTGGCAAAAATCGAAGCAAGAACGTGCAGAACATCCTCGGTCGGGACCTCAACCTTGGTCCTCCCCTCCTGATGATAGGCGGCCACGATCACGTCCCAGATATGCTTGGCGAGGTCAGCTTTTGTCACTGCGGCACCTTCAGTTCATATGCGACAAAACCATCGGCCAGCCGCACACAGAAAGCTGCATCCAGGGCAGCCTCAAGCGCACAAAACGAATCCCGAAGATGAACGGAAGGATGAACGATCATGCCGCCTTCTTCTTCATCTTGTCTCTGGCTTCAAGAAGCTGACGATACCGTTCCTGCTTGCGTTCGTCGCCATAGTATTCCCTGCGGTTATCGCGCATCAGTTTCTCGATCTCCGCGATCTCGGATTCGATAGACTGGAGAGTGCCGGCGCCCTTGCCCGGCGTGACGGCGGCGGCGGGGTTGATTTCCATTGCTAGGTCCATGAGCCATTTGAGGGTGGGGCCGTGATTGCCGAGAAGAGTTCCGTTGCCAAGCCGGGCGCTCAACAGAAGATCGCGTACATCCTCGGGGGCGGATTCGATCAGACCGTAAGCGGCCTGTAGGCGTGGAGTGAAGTCTTTCCCCAACTCGTCTCGGAGTTCATCGCGGGTCGTTACTTCATCGGTCTTGTCCTTGTCGGCTCGTTCTTTGGCTTGCCCGTCAATGATCTGGTAATAAGCGTTGATAGCTTCTTTGACGGCCGAAGGATCGGCATGCTTGGCGTGCATCGCCTCAAGAAATTTATTGACGATCGGCTTGTCGTCCTCACCGATAACTAACCCACCATCAAGTGTGAAGTCCTTGATGTAGTCCTCGGGCTTATCGGGAATACCCCTCCCCTTGCGCCACTCGGCTTTTTCCTCGTCCGTTCCTTCCTCGGGGAAGGGATCGGGGTCTTTGCCTTGCTTAATTTTCTTTTCAAGGTTCCGGTAAGAAGCGTACAGGTCCTTGGGAGATTTCAGGCGTTCAAGGCGCTTGAGTTCCTTCTCATCATCACCGGCGATCTGCTTTCTCCAATCATCAGGCCACGTCGCAGGACCCGGGCCTGGCTCTGGGCCGGGGTCTACAAGAAGCGTCGCTGGTTCCTTGGGGGTGCCGGTTGGCGGTGCCCCGCCTGCGGGTGGCGTTCCGCCAGTCTTGTCATTTGTCGGGGCCGCGTTCGCGGGTTGTCCGGGATTGTCAGCCATTGATTACTCTCCTGCGTTTGTTGATTCGTTCCTCGGCCTTCTTCACCAGTCCGAGGTTGATGGTTGCGATTCCGACCAAGACCCTGCCGACGTGTCTCTTGCCTTCGTTGAAGGACGAAAGACGTTCATTGCTCGGATCGAAGCTCATTTCATAGGTGCCGCAGATTTCCTCCACGATGCACCGCACGGCCCTTTTCTGGGCCGCTTCGTCCGCCTCGCCCCTGAAAAGAGCCTTGATCGCGTAGGCGTCGTCGATGTCCTTGGGGAGAAATTTCACGCGGCTTCTTTTTCAGACTTACCGGAATTCGCGGGCATCATCGCTTCCTTCATGGCCTTACCCGCCATGCCGACTTGCTGCATGACTTGAGCCCCCGTTCCAACCATCATTGCCGCTTGCTCGGCTTGCTGTAGGGTCTGAGCGGCTTGATCGACGGCCTCCATTTCCTTTTCGCTCAACAACCACGTTGCCGGAGCGCCGATGCCTCGCAGGGAATCTCTGAGAGCCCGGCGCACATCGAGCATCTTCGTAGAAACCGGATCGAGTTGCGCCGCAACACCGAGAAGCTGGCTGGATTCGATGAACTGCTGGCTCTTGATCCGGTCCATTGATTCTCTGAGGGGAGATTCGAATTGGAAGGCGGTTTCCTGTCCTCTCAGGGATTCGGGAATCGTGTCGATAGGGCCGAACGCACCACCCCTGAGAAGAATTTCAAAATCCTGCTCCATCAAGGCCCCGTTGTAATCCTGCTCCATGGGCTCGAAGAGCGGAAGGTTCTGACGGATGAATTCTTCCACGCGCTGAGAGACTTCGAAGGGCGACATGCCTCCCAGCCCCGGAGCCGGGAGGGCGAGCTTGGTTAGATAAAACGAATCCGCGATCATCAGGCGGATGTCCTGATTCATCTTGAGATTGAGCGGGATGGTCTTATCTTTCCCCGTATCCAGGGGTCTCAGGACCTCCCCCAGCCGCTCGTCGTATTGAGCATCGACGGCGGTAAACCCTCCCGGATAGGCTTCGATGGCGCTTTTGATCGCCTCCTGCACCCCGATAAGGGGCGGATTGACCGCCCACTCCCCGGCCGTCAGAAGCGTGTCGGTCATGGCCTGCAACAATCGAGCGTCTGGAAGAGCCGCCACGGTCGCGGGAGAATAAGCATACTGAGACCCGGAAACCGTCTCCCACCGCGGGATGATGTATCGCGGAATCCATGAGCCGACTTCTTCAAGCACTGTTTCGTTGTCGGTGTCGATAAAGATCGAGACCCACGGTTGCCTGAACTTTTTCTCGTAATTTTTGGACGCGATGACGATATGCCGGACATTGACCGTTTCATAGGGAGTTTTTTCGGCCATTTTCTTGACCGTTTCGGAAACGGTCTTGGGAAACTTCCCCATCAACTCTCTGGCGCCCGGACACCACTTTTTCTGAATGTGATCGATTTTTCTGAAAGAATTTTCGGACCACACCACATCCCTTAGGTGATGACTCTGATGGAAAAGGATCGCCCCGACCGGGGGGTCCATGAAAACCGGCTCCGATGAAATCACCGCCTGTCCAAAAGCGGCAAAATCGTGATCCGCTTCTTTCGTGGCCCTCACGAACCCCGAGTTGATGTCGTAGATAGCCCGCCTTTGAACATTCTCGGCCATCTCTAACCATCGCCGGCCCTCTTCGTCTTCGATATTCGCTCTCTTGAGTCCGATCTTGAACCATCTTTTACCCGGCGGGCGGAGCATGGCTCCGAAAGCGTTGCCCAAATCCCTTCGAGCGATGATCGGATAGGAAGTATCGAGATTAGAGGCAAAATCGTCCCCCATATTCCGGTTGAACGTAAAATCCGCCCGTTCGGGATAGAAGTTCTCCGCAATCTCTTGCCATAATTGAAGCAAGGCGCTTCGTTGGGAGAACAGATGATCTCCCTGATCAATAAGGTCTTTGAAGCGCTTGTCCATTAGGCTCCCAACTTATCGCCGTCAGCAATGTTGGAGAGGATGGTTGAGGCCCTTCCGGAACGGGCGCGGATCTCCGCCAAACGTCTCCGTTCGGCGCGTCTTGCGGCATCATCGTCGGGGACCGGAGCCACGGCGGGCTCTTTGGG